GAGGATGGGAGAGGGCGGGGCTGCGACGATGTCGCGCGCATCGGCGGCTGCGGATGCGCGCTGAAGGACCAGTTTGCGCAACGCTTCTGGAACGGTGCCTTCGCGCAGCGCTTTTGCGGCATCAATCGCGATACCAAGGCGGCCCGCCTGTACGGCGATCTCGGCAATCTCCGCGGCCGCTTCGCGCAGATGTGCGGATAGGTCTGCCAGATTGCTTGGTGTTGAACCCGAAGCAACGGGCGGCTGAGACACGGCTGAAGGAGCGACCGGTGGAGGCGGTGGGTCATCCGCCACATCGGTTTCACCATTCTTGATATCTGTCAGCTCGGTGTCGGTATCCTGCGCGCTGTTCGAGGGGTCGTTCTTGGTGGCCATGACTGGTTCCTGTCTGGATTTTAGATGAGATGCGCGCCCTGTGCGCACGGGTGAGAGCCTCGGCGCTGCGCCGAGCATCTGCCGAAAGCCGGCAAAGCCCTGCGCCAGATCGGTGACCTCGTCCGCAAGGCCCGCAGCTAGGGCATCGGCGCCGCGATAGGTGGCAGCTTCGGTGGCCATTGCCGCTGCCTGGCTCAGCCGAGTGCCCCGCCCTGCGGCGACGATCTGTGTGAACAACACCCGCAAAGCATCGATCTCCCGCTGGATGTCATCACGGACGGGTGCGGGCAGCGGCTCATAGGGGTTGGCATCGACCTTATGCTGGCCTGAATGGATCAACGTGACGCGCACGCCGTCCTGATCTAGCTGACCGCTAAGATCGGCATGCATCACCACAACCCCGATGCTGCCGACAGCGCCGGTGCGGGGCAGAAGGATCCGGTCGGCTTGCGAGGCAAACGCATAGCCCGCCGAGAAGGCGTGTTCTGCAACAAAGGCCCAGACCGGCTTGTCGTGGCGCAGCGCGCGGATCTGGTCAGCAAGATCAAAGACGCCTGCGACCTCGCCGCCAAAGCTGTCAATCTCAAGGGCTACGCCGCGCACGGAAGGATCGCGCGCCACCGCATCGATCTGTGCAGCGATCCCCTCATAGCTGGTCTGGCCGGAGGATTGTCCGATCCAGCCACCACGGTGGATGAGCACCCCGGCGATCTCGATCACGGCGATCCCGTCTACGACCGGGTAGGGCGCCTCCCCAAACTGGTGCACGCTGCCAGCCAAACCACCAGCCAAAAGGCTGGTGCGCGCGCGCATATGCGCAGACCCGTCGAGCGCCTCGGCGTTATCAGACAGTTCGAGCCGACGTCCAAGAATGCGTGGCCCGAGCCCTGACAGGAATGCCATGGCCTTGGAAGGTTCGACAAGCAGCGGCGTGTTAAAGGCGCGTGCGGCAATTCGAGCATGCAGCATCAAGGCTGACCCTCCATGGGGTTCGGACTGTCTGCCTCGTCGCTAGGGACATCTGTCTGAGCCATATCTGCGCCTTGCATGGCTTGGACGCCTTGCGCGGGTGATCCGGGCCGTCGGAAATCAAGGCCAAGGGCGCGCTCGCGGGCGCGTTCTGCGGCGATTTCGCGGTCGACCTGTTCTGCGTCATAGCCGCGCTCGGCAATGGCTTGGGTGCGCGATTTTAGCCCCGCCTCGATTTGGGCGATTTCTGCATTGGCGTCTTTGAGCGGATCGACCCAGTCCCACTTCGTGGGAAGCCAGTCGGCGGCCAGCATCCGCGGCCGCTCAGCCTCGTAGCCCGGCAAGGATAGGGTATCTGACAACACCGCCAGATCCAGCCAAAGGGCGTAGACCGGACGACAAAGCTGGTAGACCATGACCGAATGCTGCCATGCCGATACGCGACGGCGGAATTCGATGAGGGCCAGGCGCGAATTCGAGAAGTTGCCCTTCACCATGTCATTGGCGAGATAGGGATAGGGGATGCCAAGGGCTGCCGAGATTTGCAAAAGCGTGCGGTACTGGAAGGGCTCATAGGTGGCCCCGCTGTCCGCGGGCTGGCCCACTGTGACATCCTCTCCCGGATCAAGCCGCACGATCTGCCCCGGGCTGATCTCGACGCCGGCAGGCATCTCCTCGTCCTCGGGAGGTGCGAGCGGGTTTTCTGGCGCAGGCGAGGTGACAAACATCGCGTACATCGCCGCGACCTTTTTGCGGTCCAACTCGGCATCGTCATACTGGTCAAGCAAGAAGAGCTTCACGATGGCGGGGGCCAGTTTTGACACGCCGCGCAGTTGGCCACCCTCGACCGGGTCGATCACATGGATGACCTCCGAGGCCGGCACGCGCACGATCTCACCCGAAAGACCGGGATCGGTGCTGTCGCCCGGATGGCGGCGCAGGAAGTGATAGGCCACACGCCGTCCGATCCGGTCAAACTCGATGCCTTGGCGGACCGCGTTGCCATTCCGCGCCACACCTGTTTCGTGCAGCGGCAGCATTTCCGAGGGCAGCATTTGCAGTTGTAAAGGTACGCTAAGCCCGTCCTCCACCCTGCGCGGCCGGATCCGGACAAAGACCTCGCCTGCGATGAAGACCTCCCGCGCGGCGCGACGTTGCAGGCCATAGAAATCCGTCAGTCCCTCGGCATCCGCCTCGTCCGTCCAGGCGAGCCAAAGCCGCTGCAGCTCTTCCTTTTGTGCCGCATCAGCCAGTTTTGAGATCGGTTTGATCCCGTCGCCGACCGTATTTGCGGCCCAACTCTCCACCGCATTCACGGCATAGCCGTTGTTGCGCACCAGCCAGCGCGCACGTGCGGTGATGTCAGGCCCAGATGCCGCAATCAACGAATTCACATGTGCACGCGTCGCCTGGAACCCGCGCATTCGGCGGTGGTGCTGGCCGGCATCGAAGCCCCCGATGAAGGCGCCAAGGCGTTGTCGCCAGTTCATCACAGGTCCTTCACCGCATGAGGACGCAGGATCCGCCCGGCACCGCGCGCAAGCTTAGCCATCCGCCGTTCGACATCACCGATGGCAGCGGCCAGTTCGGCATCCGTGCCGTAGTTGACGGTCTTGCCATCGTAACTGACTGACCGGGTGCCGCTGTAGCGCGCGGCCAGAAGTGCAGTGTGGCGGAGCCTCAACTCGTCCAGGGTCATGGCTTGATCTTTTCTTGAAGGTTGCGAACGCGTAGAGTCGCGCCACAGGAGTTGACGATGTCAGAACCCAGCCAAGACAATCTGCCGGTTGATCCCGTTATGGGCGTCGACAGTTCATCCCTCGCAAAAGCTGAAGTTTGGCGGCGCGAGAACGCCGTTGCTATTGCCGAGCGCCGGGCCTGGATTGAACGTCATCACGCACCTTTGGCGGATATCCAAGTCTTGAAGGGCCTGTAGCCTTATCAGCGACAGACACCTCGTGATCATTCCATGTATTTTGGCGTGCTGATCTTCCAGCCACGCCGCCGGGGGGCAGTAATGCGCCCAGCCTGCGGTTCGGTCGATTTCTCAGGCTCATTACCCTGGGCTTTGACAGCCGTTTCCACGCCGGCCTGCTTTTCCAGCTGCCGCCACATACGCTCGTCGAACCGATCAGCCCCAAGGATCCAGGCCGCGGCACGGGCATAGACCCGGGTATCTAGGGCCTCGTTGCGCTCGCGCATCTTCTGCCATTCCTGACGGGAATAGCCGCGCCGGTCGCGGATCGTGACCAGCTGCTCGGCCACCAGTTGCTTGATCCATTCGCTGTCCACCCAGTCGGGCAGGTGAATGCTGCCGGCGGGATGCGCCACACCTAGTGCGCGATCCTCGTCCGACGGTCGCTCCAGTCGCAGATACCGATAGGTCTCAGCCTTGAAGGTGGCTGTGGCCACACTCCAGAGCCGTGCCCCGCGTTTGAGCTTGCGCCCATTCACCGTGGCATCGACAAAGGTTGGACCCGACACGGGCGTGGTGCGATTGAACCCCTCCAAGCCTTTTACGGGCGCGACCTGTGCTATGCCTTGCGCCCGCGCCCAGGCATAAACCGCTGCCGTCTCATAGCCCGTGTCGATTGCGAGCTTCGCCAGCGTCATGATCGCGCCGTGTTCATGCGCCCAAGTCCGGCTCAGAAGAGCCGTCAACCTGTCCCAACAGACCGGATCGTCCGGCCCGCCCGGGATCACGATGTGATCGACAAGCCAACTTTCCAAGCCCCGCCCCCAGGCCCAGACATCGACTTCGATCCGGTCCTTTTGCACATCGGCCCCCGCTGTGAGGAACAGGCCGCCTTCGGGGACCTGTGCGCCGAAGGTTTCACGCCGATCTGCCAGCCTCTGCCATTCGGGTGCATCACCGCTTTCAATCCAGGTCTCGCCCAAGAGTGTGTTGCGC